AAGATACCTCTTAATCATCGTTACTGCCTCCCTCTTTCAGTATGTCAGCCTTATCTTCTACCTGTGACTTGAGATTGCGGACAATCGGCATGAGAAACGGCGGAAGCGTTACGCCTATATCCGCAATATTCTCAAGGATGCTTATAATCTCATTGCAGATAATCCACACAGCTACGATGCAGGCCACAAGGAACGAAAACGGCAGTGTTATGCCGACTGCTCCGGAGGTATATGCAAGCAGGTTATCAATGACAACCCCGACGCCAACAAGCAGCCACATGCAGATCTTCTTGGTGATGCCTTTTATCCCCTTGTAAGAATCAATCTCCTGATTTCTGTAATGCGATGCAAATATGCCTGTAGCATAGTCGATTACATTGCACACAACGAGCAGTATCATCGGTATTGCAAGCATTCCCATCCTTCCTGATATAATTCCGCATAAGGCAATAATTACTGCCTTGATTTTTTCGTATCTGTCCATCTTTATTTCCTTCCTTTTCTATTATTTTATGTGTTGTCGGTTGCACCGGTGCAACTCTCAGATCATACGCATCACCTTCCCTGCCATAGCTGTCGGTGTGACAGATTGCTCTTCTTGCTTTAAATGTTGTATGTAACCTTGTCAGTTATCATGTTAGGCAGGTTGCTTGTTTCCCCAACCCACCATCCGTCTTTCTTGACACCGTTTACATATGCATATATAGCCCAATAACCTCTGTTGTCCTGTTCAGGCTTTAGCTGTAGCGTAAATGATTTTTTCGCTGCTGCACCTGCACTGTATCCAGCATTATATCCTGTTCTGTAGTTGGTACTGTTCGGATTAGCCCGATTGTCTGCTGCCGTTACACCAGCAGCATACTGTGTTCCAGCCATAAGCCTTACATTGTCAGACATCGTCTGGAATGATGCATTCGCTGCTGTCGCCTGCCCCTTATCAGTGATAGCCTTGGCGACAAGTGTCTTGCCATCACTGACAGATTTTTTTAAGGCGGTTATGTCCGTATTTACTGATGTTATTGCACTATTAATTCTTGTCTCAAGATTATTCATATTCGCCGCTGAGAACGCATCTCCTTCTTTCGATATCGTTCCCTCGCTTCTTGATACTGTGACAATCTCTGATGTTCCGTTTTCCTTTGTAAGTGTACGGCGTGTGGGATATTCGGATATTCTGTCTACCCACGTTTTAGTACTGAATGATGCCATATTATTCCTCACTTTCTGCGGTTAGAGCACCGCGCCTATATTTTCACCGCAGTATATTTCATCTCCGGCGTAATACTTGTAATTTGTCATATATACATAATAAATGTCATGAAGTATATGTTCTATGTCATTGAGCTTACTGTATGTATTTATCGGCTGAGCAGGGACTTTGGGTGTGTCCGAATATCTGTACCCCACATTGCGCAAGGTATTTACATCATTAAGCAGCGCATCAAAATATTCCCTGTCCGGTATATCAGGTATGCAGTCTTTACGGCTTGCAAGCCCTGTCTTAAGCATTGAGCTTATGACATAGATATCATTTTCAATACGTTTCAGATCTGACCGGTTAAGGCATCCCTTCAGGCCTGCCAGCCACTGCTGCCGTTCTGCAGATGTAAGGTTACTAATGCCCCTGCATGATATCATCCTTTCAGCTTCGTCCACATCAGTCTGCGTCCTGTCATACACAAATGACGGAAGTATATATTCTATAACACTTGAATATTCGCCGATATTGCCTGCTTCATCATACATCTTCAAACGGATGTCATATATATCATCATCCGCCACATCCACAGTTGCACGCCATTTGATAAGGTCTATGTCATCCTGAATGAACACAGTGTCCCTGCCATTAACTGTACCGGCAACGTATATGATATCCGTAGTAAGCTCAACAGTTATGCTTCCCTGCGCCATTTCAGCTCACCTCTACTATAATTGCAACACTTGAGCTTGCCGAAGCCGGATTCGGAGATAATGATATTCCTGATATCTTCGGAACCGTTGTGTCAAGCTTTACCGACAGCGTGATTGCCGATGTCTGACCCGCTCCGTCCTTTGCCTTTACTACAATGCTGTTTGTGCCTTCCACAAGCGTTACAGCCTTTGTAAAGCTTCCATCACTGCCTACCTCTACTGTGCCCTGATCTGTCCCGTTCAGCACGATTGCAAGCGTTATAGGACTTGATGAATCATCATTGGTTATGCCGGCAATGGTCAATGCAGCCTTATTGGTTATAAGATTCTGTACAGGAGATGATATTGTAAGTGATGGCGGCACCGTATCTACCGTAAATGTCGATGTGACCGCAACAGCCGCATTGCCATCATTATCAGATGCATTCAGTGTTATTGTATGCTTTCCGTCTGTCATGGCTGTCTGAGGCGTGTATGTAAACCTGTATCCGTTAGTTATTGCCGCTGATACCATTCCGGTACTTCCTGCCTTATAGACTGTATTGTCTATCTTTAACTGTACAGCAGACAGACTGACACCGCTTCCTCCTGCCTCATCAGTCACCTCGAACACAACCGGCTGTTTATTCGATGTGACATATGCCCCCGAAGATGGTGACACAAGCTTTATTACAGGCTTAATAAGTTCCTTTACAACAAGTCTCAAGGCCTTTCCTATCGTTGCATCCGTGGCATCCTTAGTAACTACCGTGCCGGCATCATTAGTAACCTCCACTTTTACAGGATAGTACCTGTTAGCAAGATTATATGAAGTTGTTGATGGTGCCGTAATTGTTCCTGTCCACTTTCCGTTAGACAGTGCCAGATTGGTCCATACTCCGTCAATCTGTACTCTTACTTTCTTTATAGCCATTAGTTAGATCACTCCTATCTGCTGCCCGGCAATCAGATCATGACTGTCTGAGCGTGCATATTTTTTCTCGCAATAAAATGTTTCAACATCCTCAGCAACTACGCTGATTGTAACTTTTGACTTTGTGGCCACACTCTGGCTTGACAGAGCTGCACTATATATAAGCGGTCTCATTTCCATATCAGATAACCACATCTCCTTCCGCGTATATCTCACCTGTGTAGCTGTAATCAGTTACAACAGTTTCATATCCCCTGCATACTGCCGTGGATATATTGCCGCCCGCAAGATTAAGCTTCTGCTGTGTTATTCCTGTTGTGAATATTCTTGTCTTCCTGTCACTGATGTTGCACCAGTTACCGACAAGCTCACCTTCGTTTATAAACTCAACATTAACTACCTGACGCATCTGAAGATAATTAAGAATATACTCGGCAACAGCCTTTGCCCTCGCTGCATTTACAAGTGTGCATCCACCATAATCCTTATTATTTTCACTTTCTCCTGACTGTATAAGCGGTACTTCTGCCCTGTATTTGGTCTCCGTTGCTGTGTACCCAAGTCCCATTATTACGCATATATCTTCCTTTGGCATGTTAATGACAATATAGTTGGTCTTAACCTCTTCAATAGCACCTGCGGACACTGATATGCTCTCCGGCTTGTACGGTGATGAGAACTCTATACGTGTGCGCCCTTTGCCAAGCGTTTCATTATATATCTCATCTTTTTCAGTGTTAAGCGAATACCTGTTATATGCAACAGTTACGGATGATACATATTCGTCAAGAGTCACCTTGGTGCTGAACTTTCTGTCTGTGCCAATTGTGTGGCTTACATATCTGTCCGGCTTATATATCCTGATTGTACTGCCTCTGCTGCAGTCCGCAACAGCTCCGCATGCAAATACTATCTGCTGCAGCGCCGCCCTGTGCGTCTGTATTGCAAGATAACCGCTCAGCCGGATATTTCTTACATCCCTGTCTATTGTATAATCAGTAACTCCCGCTGACTTCATTACCTCATCGATGATATCTCCTGCCAGCTCATCAATATAGATTTTCCCATCATAGAAGTTAGTCTCATCCATGACACCAATAGCGTCCTTAAGTGAGAATGTGACCTCGTTATCCGATGAACTCCACTTATCCATGTAGAATGTGCCGCATGGCACGTTCCTGCCATTTATATTCTCGGTAACTGTAATCGGCTGCTGCTTCTGTATGCTCTTCCATGTTCCGTTATTATTCTGCAGTTCAAAGTCTTCATGTTCATCAAGTATCGTTATGTCACACTCATTAATCGCAAGCGTGGCACTTGTAACGTCAATATCCTCTGTGAGCATTGCCTTTGTAATGTTAAGCGCATCAAAATCAATGTCATTGCCATACTTTATATAATTCAGTCTGACATATCTGTACGGCCACAGCGTCCGTGTGAACTCTATCAGAATTTTCCCATAATTCTCCATCTGATGCCTGCAGAAGTATTCAAGCGCATCCGGATAAAACTCCTTTGCCTCTATCTTCGTGCCGGCAAGCGTATACCATGTTATCCTTACTGCTGCCGGATACTCTGATACAAAATACAGCTTTAATCCTGCTGATGTATGTGGCTTTGTAAATGTTACCGATATAGACGGCACATTGCCAAATGTACAGTCTGAGCCTGACATCCCATTGCTCATATATCCCACATCCGAAGGCTTGTCCATTATGCTTAAGCTGTTATTAAGCAGAAACTGATTAAGCTCAAGAGTACCATAGCAGGCAGCGTCATTCTTTGTTCTGAATAATTCCAGATTTCCGAACGGCATATTGCTGTCAGAGGTAACTGATGCATCATCTATGGCTGTTATGTCTATAAATTCCATATGCGCACTGCATTGTGTCTTCATCTTTCCTCCTATGGTGTTCTTGTCGGCTTCTTTGATGTAAATTTGGCTGTAAGTGATGTGTAATATACTTCTCCATATCTGCGTATTGTCTTTACCTCATCAGAGACGCTTGATATATATCCGCGGAATGATGTCACTCCTCCCCTTGCCGGAAGTTCAAAGTCATGATATTCTTCCGGACGTGTGAGATGCTCGAACAGCCTGTCATAGAGTTCCTCATCCTCTATATCACCAAATTCAAGCTGATAGTTATAGTACACGCCAAGCACTTCCCTCTTAAGGTCACCACTTTCAACTCTCTTTGCATACTTATCAAGGACATCCGCCGTCCGCTTCATCTTAGCCAGCGGGACATCATAATATTCCCCGTCTATTGTTATTCCCTGAGTGTATATCATAATAATCCCCCTTTCCTATGTCGTCTTCAAATCCGTGCCTATACGGCTGTTCTCAGCGTTAATATATGGCACCTGTGCCCTTGCAAACTCCTTACCGTCCATCTCAAGCACCACTGTCACCGGACCTCTTGGGCTATTGCCGATTCTGTCCGCCAGCTCGTCCATCCACTCTGTATTATTCTCAAGCGGGAGAACTGCTTCACGCCCGGCTTCTCCTATGAGCGCCCTTGTTGGCCCCATTGTTATACCTCCTGTTGCCAGCCTCGGAAGCTTCACATGCTCAAGCTCCGTCAGGTTAAAGCCCCATGATTCACCGCCTATGAGAGGTACCCAGTCAGGAACATCGAAGCTCAGCTTATTTAGCGCACGTATAACCATATTGATTGAATCCACAACACCATTTGCCATCGTTTCAACAATACCAAGGATGCCATTTACCACACCTGATATGAACGTCTTAAAGCCTGAGAATATATCCTTCAGTCCCTCAAACGCCCTGTCCATATCGCCTGTCATGACACCGGCAATAAACTCCACAAGACCTTTGAGTATCTGTGTGATTGCCTTAATTACCGTTGTTGCCGTCCTTAACAGATTCGTAAACATATTTGTAACCGTTCTGAAAACCACCGTAGCTACCGGTAATAATACATTCTTAATCCACTCAACCTGCTGCTTAAGATACCTGTCAAACAATACCTTAAGTATGTCAATTATCCCTCCGATTGTTTCTATAATGTTGTCAATTATCGGCAGAATATTATCCTCAACTATTGAGCTTATCTCATCTGCCGCATTCCTGATGATTGGAAGTATATCTTCATTAAACCATGCAAGCACATTATCGACAAACTCAGACAATATCTGTGTAAGGTCTGATATTACAGGTGCAATATGTTCTTCATACAGGGACAGTATGTCATCAACTACTTCATCGACAATATCCTTTACAGATGACAGCAGCGTCGCTATTACACCAAGTGTACCCTCAAGTGCTTCACGGATTGTATCTGCATTATCAACAAACGGCTGTGTGAGAAGTCCTATAATGGATTCCGTCATCTCTGAGCACAGCTGCGATATCCCCATGAATGCATCTGCAAATATTCCGATAAGTGAACTTGTCACGGCCACACCATTTTCACTTGCAAACGCTGAGAATACATACGCAAACGCGGTTAAGAAGTCCGACAGCATATTATTAATGTCCGCCCATATGTCGAACATGCTTATCAGGTACTCTCTTATCCTGTCTGTATTCTCTGTAAGATACTGCTCAAGTCCCCCCAGCAGATTTGCCGCAATTGTAAGACCAATGCTGAACAGGGCACCGACAGCCGTCCCCAGCAGGCCTGCAACAGACTTTATCCATCCGTCACAGGCCGACAGCACGGCTGTATCTGTCCAGATGTTAATAAGCGCATCCTTTATTCCCTGTATTGCATGCTTAATCGTGTCAAACTTGCCTTCATAGTCGCCCAGGCCATCAAAGAAGCCTTTTGCGAAATATCCTTAAGTTCTGCCGCATATTCCTTAATCTGTGCTATCTTTTCAAGCAGTGCATCATACATACTCAGATCAGCACCTTCAAGCGACACATCCTCAAACATATCTGAACCGCTCTTGCTTCCGCTGTTATCTCCGGTATCGAGCACTTCAAGACTGTCGAATGACGCAAGTGCTCCTTTTGCTGCATTGGATGCACTGTCCAGACTCTTGGCATAATCTGTAACCTGTTTCTTTGCCCTTGTATAACTACTCTTTCCGCTTATTATTGCCATAAACCGGCTTACCTGCTCAGCTCCTTCATTCAGCTTTGCAATAAGGCTGTTAATTATAGGGATGATGAAATTAGCAACCGGTTCAAACGCAGCTGCAAGCCCATTCTGCAACTGCTCCGTTCCGCCCTTCATCTCTGACATGTTCTTATTGTACTCATCTGAGTACTTGGCAAGATGCTGGAAGCCTGTCTTCATGCCGGATATCATTGCATTAAAGCCTTTTGATATCCAGTTGAATATAAGAAGGCTCAGAACAATCCCCTTGAATCTGCTGCCTAGCGTTGACAATAACGAGCCTGTCTTTTTCGTAGATGCACCAAGTGCATTCATTGATTTTTTCCCAACCTTCGGCAGCTTCTTCATGCTTGCTGTATTGCCTTTAATGGCTTTATCAATTTCAGCAAGACGTCCTTTCAGCTCATCATATTCCTTATATCCGTATGTAACTCCGGCTTTCTTAAGTTCTGCAATTCTCTGTTGTATTTTTTCCTGTTCTTCTGCAAGCTTGACAATATTCTCATCACCGACAACAGCCTCAGCCCTGATACTCTCATACTTCTGCTGTTCCATCATCGCAGCCGCTTCTTTCTGTCGGCGCTTTTCTTCCTGTGCTTCTATCTTCTGGAGACTTTTTGCAGCTTGTTCCTGGGCTTTTGCTTCACCGGCAGACTTCTTATCCTCATATTCTTCCTGTTTCTTTTCAAGGATTGCAAGTGACTTCTGCGCATAATCATATTCTTTCGACAATTTGCCATATTCGGGTGTTTCAGACCCCATTGAATACATATTGCCGGCCTTGTCATAATCTTCCTTGCGCTTCCTGAGCTCATCAATCTCATTTTTTGTATTTTCAATGTTCTGCTGCAGCTGCTGCCAGCTGTTTGAGCGTTTGCTTCCCTGCCAGTTCTCAGCCTTTTCTGTGAGCTTGTTATATGCTCCCATAAGCCTGCTGAGCTCTTTCTCAAGATCTGTGTAATCCTCGTTATACACCTTTTTGCCGGCAAGCTCATCCATCTTCTCTTTAAGACCTGACACCTTGTCTCTTGCTTTTTCAATCTGCAGGGCAAGTGACTGTGTCTGTGATGAATCCGTCATATCAGAGACTGCCTTTGCTGCCTTATCAGCCTCTTTTGTTATCTCCGCAGTCTCCTCTTTAACCTTCTTAAGGTCATTGGCGGTCTTGTCAGCTTTATCACCTACATCATTCACGCTATCTGCCGTGTCGTCAGCCGTAGAAGCCGTGCCATGCAGTGCTTTATTCAGCTCATCAACTTCCGAAGTATCTACTTTGGTATGTATCCTCACCTCAGCATCATAATCTGCCATATCAGCTACCTGCCTTCCTTAACCTTAACCGGTTGAACTCATCAACTGCTGTCATGCGTTCTCTCTTCTCGTCCTCTGTCTCTTCACAGCTCATATTCTCAAGGCTGTAACGTGCCTTATATTCTCTTAGCTGTTCCTTCTGCTCCCGTTTCATATCCGGTTCTATCTTTCTGCTTCTGATATCCATCACATGGTGCAGTGCACATTCATTCAGATTGGTAAACAGACCCATGAATACAAACCAGTGCATTTTTGTTGTGTGAAGGTCTATGTTATACTGGCTCAGGAATGCGGCATAGATTCTCCACTGATCCACATTCCAGTCCATTGCCTTAGGTCCTTTTTTTATCCTGCCTTCATTATCATGGTTATAATCCGTAAGGAACCATTCAACAGCCGCCCATATCTTCTGTGCTGTATCCGGGAAGCCGTCGGGAAACAGCAGCGTTGCACATGTCTCATACTTTTCTTCCGCGGAAAGAGAGTCATCTTCCATGGCCTGCTGCATCTGTATGCCTATCCTGAAATCCGTATTAATACGATACCCCTGCCAGAACTCCGGCAGGGGGTCTAATAAGACGTTATACATATCATCGCCCCATCTTCCTTGTGGCTCCAGCCATTCTGGATGAATTATATCTTCTCATGATGTCTGAGCGGCGCTGTTCTGCGTATTTACGGATTATAGGCGTTATCTTTTCAAAGAAATCAGCAACTATGTACAGTGACGGCGTTGTATCTCCGAATATCTTCCTGCTTGCACTGTCACCGAATATGGAATCAATGCTTGCAAGCACATCCTTTGTTCCCTGAACAATGACTGTAAGTTTCTCGCGCGTATCCATTGCTTTATACTCGTCTGAGCGTGCCTTATCCGCAAGATTTTCAAACTTATCCAATAATGCATAAAATTCATTAACAAACTCCGCTGATTCCACATTCATTGTGATTGTGTCGCCATTGTCATTAACCTCAACCTCTATACCTTTACTGACTCTGATGCTTGCTTTCTCCATATGCCCTCCTGTTACTCTGTATCGCCTTCTGTAAATGTGTTGGTTGTTACGTTGAATGTACCATGCACATCATCGCCACACTGCTTGACTGATACAACCGTATGGTTATAATCACCGCCATCGCCGCCGTTGCTTGACACTGATACAGTACACGGCACCTTGATAGCCTTATATGTTCCTGCCGAGCCTGATACGGCATCCTTGATTCTCAGGCGTACAAATGATGTCTTCGCCTTTGCCCCAACCGGAAGATCATCTACCATCTTGTCAAGCCACTTCTGAATCTCATCTTCAACACAGTCTTCCTTATCAGCCTCAAATGAGCGCTGATATGACTTTACGTTGTTGCTGTCAGATGACATATTAATATAATGTTTTGTCTCTTCGGACGGATTCATCTCCTCTGTAAGTGATGATATGCCGTCTCCAAGCATCTCATATGTCGGTGTGCCGCTATTCATTGACGTGTCAATGTAATGTCTTAATTCCTCTCTCATCGTCTTCTCCTTTCGTTGCACCGGTGCAATTATGACCGGGTCATATATCTTATTGATATCGACAAGTTATACACGCTGCTGTGTTCTTCCGTCATGCCGACGTAAAACGGCGTTGTCACCTGTATATCCTGCACATCTGCATCCTCAAGCTCCGGATAATTGCCACACTTTCTCTGTTCCTCAACCCAGCTTTCAAGTGCCTCCCCGAAGCCGTCATTCTCTATCCTGTCAGTATTAGTCTCATTGGCAAGCCTTGCCATAAGCGTATAATATGCTGTTACAACCTTACGTCCTGACAAAAACGTCTTAGTATTGACTACCGGTGTCTTGACAAGTGAATATGTGTCAACTGCTGCCGACTGTATTCCCGTGTCAATACTCTTCATCCTCCAGTAGTCCTGTGGATTAAATGTCTTAAGCCACTTTATGATTGAATCTGATACCGTCATTCTCCAACCATCCTCCTGATGCCGTCCTCTATCTTCTTACGTCCGCCGTTCTGAAGCATCCTTTGTATCCAGTGATCACCCCTCAGGCTGCCGTTCTGGTATGTAAGCCTGCGCTCCGTCGGTACCTTCTGTACATTCTTACGTGAACGCCATCCGTCTTTGGTTCTGAACCCGGCACAGTGCAACTCAGGGTCCTCATATACAACACCATTCCACTGATACCGTGCATACTTTATTGCGGCGCCGCCGTACACAATATCATCTCCATCAATTCTTACGCTATTTTTTAGCGTTCCCTGACTGAATGGTACATACGGCTCAGACAGATTAATAATCTCATTCTGTACAAACTTCTGTATCTTTCCCAGTTCATCAACTCCAAGGGTATGCTTGAAGTCATTAACATCAAACGTAATCGTTATGTCTACAGACATGTTACTTTGCCACCACCTTTATATGCTTAAGCCTCGGTCTGTTCCTGTTGTCACTTACCGCTGTTACAGTAACGGCATACTGATAATCTTTGATAAGCTCGGACAGCCTGTAACCTCTGCCTATATTCTCGGTACACTCACCGGGCACAAGCACATCCTGGCTGCTCTTTGCATTAAGCGTCCAATAATCTGCCGCTTCTTCAGCCGTAAGCTTAGAATACTCATGCGGCGGAATATATGGTTTATTGCCATAGCTTCGCCGAAAGTCAACTGTTATGCTCTCTGTCCTTGTCTCCTTCTGTGTATCAGAATTGGTTGTTATCTCTGCCCTGTTATGGCTCCACTGTATGCCATGTATAACACTCTTAAGCCACTGTTCTTTCTCTGTCTGCTCATCCTTATGGTAGTTGTACACAGTCATTGTATCCGTGAATAATACACTCATAGTGCACCTGCCAATCCGGTGCCCGACAATCCTGTAATGACAATGCTCTTAAGCTGAGACTTAAGCTCAGTATCTGTTGTAATCCTGTAGCTCTCTGAATATCCGTCATTAGATACAGATGCTATACCGCTTCCCATGCCTGACATGTCCTGTATGCTCATGTTATTCATAAGCTCACACATTGTCGATTCTATCTGTCTGCGTATACGCTTCTGGAATGCAGTTGCCGTATCCTCGTCATATTTTTCCATGAACTGTTCCACGCGCCCATGTGTAAGCATATCAATATGCCTATGAGCCCTTACCTCATAACAGCTGAACTGTTCTTCTGCTATATCATCATAAAGGGAGCTGTACTGCTCCCATGTTATGTAAGACATACCGCTCCCTTCTTTCTGCTGTGTCATTCTGACTTAGCCGCATCTTTGGATGTCTTTTTGAACTTGGCAAGCTGCTTTTTAAGCTCCTCATTCTCAGTGCTGAGCTTCTCAACATGTGCTTCAAGTTCCGCCTTATCCTTTGCGGCCGTCTTTACTTCAAGTCCTATTGTTCTCATGTCTCCTCCTTACGCCTTATGGCTTAAGTAGATACCGGCTACCTTGTTCCTGTACACATCAACAAGTCCGTACTTGCGGTACTTAATGATATCAGCATCAGCGTCCGGGTTAGCAGAAGCCGGAATGACATTAGATACGACATGCTTGTCATGCTTGATGATTGCCGGCTTATGGATAATCATGAAATTGATATCCTTTGCCGCTTCCTGTGTCTGCTCATAATAAGTGCCGATTGCAGATGTCTGCGGGCTGTCTACCTTACTGTACACGCCGCTGCTCTCCGTGTAATAAGTCTTGCCACTTACCACTGCGGTGTCGGTAGTCTTTGCATACTTGGCAGTACCCTTGCGGTAATGACCTGCTTCTTCTCCCGGCGTCTTGCCGTCAAGAAGATCTATTGATGTGTAGAAGCGTCCCTGCGGTACAGCTTTCTGGATGCTGAATGATGCAAGGATCTCCTTAGACTTATAGCTGTCAAGCATAAGAAGCCCATTAAGAAGTGATGATGCTGCGTAGAGGATTCTTCCCTCTTCCGGTACCTCGTCATCATCAAGCGTATTCTTCGCTTCAAGCAGCTCATTAAGGAAATCTTCCGCACCGCTTATAGTCTTGGCTTCGCCCTGTGATATTCCGCTGATTCCTGCAAGTGTGGCAAACGTAAATGCATCTGCCTCAGGTGCTACCTTTGTTCTCATAAGCTCGGCACCCGCCATACCAAATGCAAGGTTATATGTCTCCTGATTATCCATTACATCAACAGACAGCTTGGCACCTCTGTCGTAGTTGTATTCTGTTGATACCCATTTAAAATCAACAGTTCCCTGTGTGTATCCGCTGTTGCGGTCATAGTCTCCAAGTCCTGTAACTGCAATCTGTGGATATACGATCTCTTTTGCGTTTGCTCCGGCTCTTGCCATGTTAGCATCTCCTGTAAGGTCTGATGTTACAGATTCCTTCTTGTACACCTCGTCAAGCAGCGGTGTAAAACTCTTTGCCAATACTATTGTATTTTCTGCCATTGTCTTCCTCCTTCTTACTTATCAGATACAGGTGCAAGTCCCATAGCCGCACGCATGGCAGCCTCTTCAACATCTGCCGGTGTACTCTTATGCACCTGTCCTATAACATTTTCTGTGTCTACCACCTCAGCATCGCCAAACAGCATCTTACTGTCTTCTGCTTCGCTGAGCTTCTTTAATGCTGCTGCCACATCATCCTTCTGATTCTTTGACGCCTTAAGCGTATCAACATCAAGAAGTGCCGTGATAGCTTTTGCATTTCTGCCATGTGCTGCACTGATGCTGTCCTTAAGCATATCGTTAAAGTCGCGGTCTGCAAGCTCCCTGGCATGCTTTGTTTCTGTCTCTTTGAGGTTATTCTTCAACGTCTTAATCTGACCGTTAAGCTCATTTACATCTACACCTTCAAAAGCCTTGAGTGTCTCTTCTGTGGTCTTTACTTTGTCCTGAGCAACTTTCAGGTCATCTTCCGCAGTCTTAAGCTTCTCTTTGACCGGTGTAAGTTCTGCATGGTGCAGTTCCAGCACCGCCGTGATCTGTTCCTCTGTAAGGCCCTGCGCCTTCAGGTCTTTTCTTTCCATCTTTTATCTCCTCTACACTAATTTTTTACTGGGTTAGCACCCTCGGATTAATGCGAATGTATCATGTGATTTTTGTGAATTTGACAAAATCCGAAAAAATTTGCAAAAAAATAAGGCAGCCACTTGGACTGTCTTATACAAATTCACGATATAATATGTCATTTCTGACTGTCTTGTTCATTTTCTCTTATTATCCGTCTCATATCTTCTTTATATTCATCAATGCTCAAATAATTTTCCCAGTCATACGGGGGCCATTTTCCTGTCAGTTCATGGCATCTCTTTTTTAATTCCTGTACTTCCTGATCCTTCCTTAATCTTTCTATCAATTTTATCATTTTACTATCTCCTCGTATGCTTCAAACAATTCTTTTATTACTTCTTCTTTTTCATTTAACCCTAGAATATCTATGGAGCTTAAATTTGCAAATATCTCCATTGTGCCATAAACAGGATTCTTTTTTAAATACCCTTCCTTATGTCCTACCGGAACACTGATGTTTCCATTACCTAAAATTCCAATAATATCCGATAAAGCAAAGCTTTTTTCGTACTTAGCTCCTTCATCAAACCATTTCTGTATTTCGTTACGATTAGAATATACCTTTTTTGAGCAAATTTCAATAGCTTCAAGGAATCGTCTGTTTGTCCAGCTATTGTATTCCAGATAATCCATCCTGTGAGATATTTCATGTGCAAAAGCATAATTCATATCATAATCATAAATATCTTGTGACTTTCTGTTATACTTTATAATATCGTTCTTTATATCATATAAAAAAGCTTGTTCTATGGTACTATCTTCTTCTACTTTCGTATACTCAGCATACATGGCCATTTTGTTCTTATGTACACTTGGATGTTCATCTTCCCTGATTTTATTGATAAAATTAGAATAAGCTTCTAATACATCTTTTTCGGCAGCATTATCAGCTTCCGGATGATTAAACTGAGCTGCTTGAACAGCCTGACTCTTTTCTTCCCCATACTCCTTCCATGCCTTCGTCTTCCTGAGATTGGATGTCCTGCACTCGTATCTCATCCGTTCTGGCTGTTCCTTCTGAAGGCATGCCTCACAGAACTCTGAATATTCTCTGCGCTTCTGCTTTACCTTCACATCTATCTCATCAGTATCATACCCAAGTACCTCAAGAGCCTCCTTCTCGCGTCTTAATGCACGCACTTCACGCTCCATGCGGCGCATCTTCTGTGTCTGTGCATAGTAGTCATATTCCCTGCCATTGTATACTGCAGATGGTGGCACAGGGTCTTCATCCGGAAGACTTGAAGCTCCTTCATACCACACACGCACCATATGCCGGCAGTTATATCCGTTAAGTCCCAGAGGGTTATTTTCATGTGCTCCGTCTATGCTGTACCCTGTTGCTTCCCACAGGTCATCTATGCTGGACTGCCCTATGCGGCTGGCTTCCCTGCTGTAATCCTTCCCTGGCTTTATGTAATATACTTTTCCCTGCCAGCTCTCATGGTTTTCCACACCTGTGCCCTTGTTTCGTGCTCCCCAGTGCTTCGATACATATACAAGATTCTCACCGCTGCGTAATATGTTCTCGTCATTTATCTTCGCCTGAAGCTGATGTACTGACGTTCTCAGTGCAAGCCTTACGGCAGTATCAAGCTGCATTGAGTGTCCTGATGCGAAGTCTATTGACCTCAATCCGCTCTTGGCCAGATTATGTACCACATCTGCAACTACCTGTTCCTGTGAAAATGTACCTGACATTATCTTGATAACCGCCTTGTCCAGCTCCTTCCTGTACAGGTTCTCAATGCTCTCATAGCCGGACATTCCCTGAAAGCCTGTTGTCCGTGTTATATTCTCAATCTCTCCATGTGTCTGTTCCTGAATTGAATTTACAAGCTCCGGAAGGTATGAGCTGTCTGTTATCTCTTTACCTTCTGAGCGCCATGTTGCCAGATTCGCATTGTTGATTGTATCTGCTGCTCCAGTGAACAGTTCATCCCCCTCTTTCATTGCCTTTTTGCGGATGCCTGCGATAAGATTACGGACCTTTCTTTTGAACCCAAGCGTATTTTTTGCGACTTCCTTCCTGTATTTTTTGTCAGCATTAAGCGTTTTCATTGCCTCAGCCCTTATCTTATTCGGACTGAAGCCAAGCTCTTTCATTGCCTTTGCCTGAAGCTCTGCTGTTGCTGTGTAATGCATTGTGTCCCTGATACGCCTAGCCACATCAATAATTACTTCATGTTCCAGATACTGGAACAGTGGTGCAAGTGCGCCTGTGAGCTTTTCAATAAAATCATTCATTCGCATTTCCTTTCAAAAAAACAAAGCGCCCACATAAGTGAGCGCCCTGTTTAGGAGGTATTATAGTCAGTCTGCATTGCAGACTATGAATCATTATTCCATGTCCTGTGTATCATCGTCTTCGCTGCCGGCTTCTTCCCGTGCCTCAATCATCGCTGCTGCCTCTTCCTCTGACAGTGCATATGCATCCATCAGATACCATACTGTAAGCTGCGGAATATCGAACGATAATGCATCATTTCTCTTTCTTTCAAGTTCGGTATTCTTATCTGTTACATAAGAATCATCGAAATCAACAGTAACTTCTGCATTCACATCATAGTGCGCACCGTGGAACTGGTTTTCAAACCACAACACAGCCCGGACAATGTCTGATATGTAATCCTTTGCTTCCTGCCTCTGTCGGTTCAGCTCCTGCATCTGGTCCTGTCTCTCTCCGACATATTCAGTTGCCGTTGTTATCTGTCCATTCTCAAATGTATATTTCTTGGTGCCGTATCCGAACATCATTGACAGAAGGGACAGTGCCAGCTCAAATGCTTTTGTTACTTCGTCTATTCGCAACTTTGGGTTATATTCCGAGATAAGTGAGTCAGCCTCTGGAAGCTTCTCCCCAAGCATTACAAATATCTTTTTTATCTGCTCGTTAGGCGTTATAGGGTTGCCGCTGCCATCAAACTTGCATAATGCCTCATTTATGAGCAGAAGCTTGTCTGCCTTGTCCATGTCACCTGCAAGTACATTGTAGATGAGCTCAAGCACCTCAAACTCAGGTATTGCAATCCATATCTTAGGCAGTCCATACCCATCCATATTGTCAAGGTTGTTGACTGCTGCCGTCCGCATTACCCCGAACGGCTTCACATCCCCAAGTGTAAGCATTCTTGCTTCTCCCTTAAGCTCCGTTCCGTATTCGTCAAAGAACCGTGTCTCTGATGTATACAATCCACGGTCATTCTTAACAAACATCACAAGAGTTGTCTTTTTCTTCCCCTTCACGAGCGTTGTTGATGAGAATGCCGCCTCTGTTACCACATCATTATCAAGTGTAAGCGGTATGAAGCTGTCAGCATCTACGTAATTAAGCTTTATATCGCCGCCCCTCACTGAACCATCACTGTATATTGCAGCATTATCAAGCCTCACATAACATGCAGCCGTACCATTTGCCGCAGTCTTTTCAAGCTGCCTCCTGTACTGTGTATTGAATCTGCTGCCGTTAAGCACAGCATTTACCGCCTTTGATGTTGCCTCATTGCCTGCACTTATCTCTATCACCTCACACAGGTTGGCATCATCGCTGCAGCATCTTTTGGCAAAACCGAGCTTGCGCAGCTTATATGATGTTCCCTGTACTGTTGTCCGCTTGTGGAAATCAAGATATCTGTCAGAATACCAGTCATCGCATATCTTTATAACAGTCTGGGCTTCTGTATTGACCGAATATCCTCTTCCAGTCAGATAACTCTGTACACATGATTCCATGTTGTCTCCTTTCGTTGCACCGGTGCAATCTGCATTATCTGTCAAGCATAAGATACTCAACAAAATCAAGCATCGTATAACATACAGCATCGTACCAGTCATTGCAGTTACCTATATTTTTATCCTCAGGCTGGTCAGGGTGATCATCATCCCATCTCATTCTCCCTATCGCCCGCCTTACATTGGTACAGTTCCTATTAATCTTAAGTCGCCCGGTATTGAACAGTATATCTAACATTCTTGGGCGATCTGTTATCTCGTTTTTGCGGCAGCCTTTTATGTTGGTATACTTAAGCCCCTCTTTCTTTGCGGCGCTCCTCAGGCTGTTTATCATCGTTGTTGCGGCGCTATCCGGAAGTATCCAGTCTACGCGCCTGTACTTATCAAGCACAATCCGGTAGAACTTCACAAATTCACTGCATATTACATCACTGTCTATGTCCTTGGACAGCGGTATGTGTGATTCCTCCGCAAGCCTTAACGTATGATATCCGCCAATGTATACCATTGCTGTAAATGTCGTCATTGAGCCATTGCCGCCAAAGTCAATGCCTATTGTGACTTTTGATATTGTCGCTTTAATATGCCCGGCTTCATCAAGCAGTTCATTATCATCATAGAGATATGGTTCATTATTCTCCGCAAAACGCCTGAATATGATGCCGTCAGCAACTGCCCTGTCTCCTCTGATATCCCTCTTATACCACACCGAGTTCTTGTCATAGGTCTTAAGGATTGCCCGGAGCTTATCATCATCAATGCTGTAATTGTCAACAATAGTAAAGTGTCCGTAATTATATCCGTATGATGCTTCTGATGCCTGCCGTGCCTCATGGAATGCTAGAATGTCAGTATAGTACCAATGCGCCTCTTCCTTCGGGTTGAGGTCATGAAATACTTTTCTGTCTGTACTTGACAATGTACGGTCAAATACTTCTTTCAAGAACTTCGGATGGCACTCATTGGCTTCTGTCACATATGCCATGCCATATGTATTACCTTTGATAAGCTTCTCGTCTCCGTCTTTTCCGCCACCTGACACAAGTATTATCTTCTCGCCTGTCTTGGTCTGTACACGCACACAGTCACGTCCCTGATACTTTCCTGTTGAGCATCGCCCTTCAAAGTAGTTCAGAAGCCCATACCCGTCACAATCAAGGATATTAAGCCCTGCTGTTGCGGTAGATACCCCTGCCACAAGATGTATCTTATTCTTATGTTCTTCAATCAGCATACAGAATATAAGAGTCTGAAGCACGTTCTTGCCGCCTCGCTTGCCTCCCTCTGCCACGTTGAACCATGAGTTGAAGCATCTGTACATGTAATCACGCTGCCGCTCACTGAACGGTGCCGGTATGTTCATCATCTGCCTCCTCATCCTCGTAGTCTTCAAGGTTCCTGTTAGGCCTGCTGTTAAGTATTATTTCTGCAAGCGTCTGTGTGTCACGGCTTTCCCTGCTGCTCTCAGGCATATGCTTTGCTATGAACTCTATAGCCTTCTGCTTGTCATACAGCTCAACATTGGCACCCATCCGGCCGTTAGTTATCTTCTTTACTGCCGTTCCGTCAATATCCGGCTTTGCCACTGCCACACCATCGACAATATCAACGTAGTCGCTGTAGTCTGCCATTACTATATCTATCTGCTGCCTTAGCAGATCATTTATATCTATCATGATGTCACGGTGTATATCATCGAGCAGTTGTTCAACATACTGTCTTATTTCAGCCTTTTTCATAAGCTTACTTGCCTTTGAGCATGCCTCTTTATATTCACATCCGTATGCTCTCTGATATGCCTTTACCTGATTCCTGTACTTAACGTAGTAAAGTGCGAAAAGTTCCTGCTTGTCGCTAAGTCCTGCTGCCATCTCAGCACCGGCATCAGGCTCCTCTTTCTGCACCTCTTTTTGTGTGCATACTTTTTGCCTTTTTGTGTGCATACTTTTTGTACTTTTGTGTGCACACTTTTCATGAGGCTTATTCCTTGACCATTCATATCTTTGCTTCCAGCTCTTTACAGTGTTGATTGTGACATCATATTTTGCGGCAATATCTTTGTATGACATTCCAAGCATGTAATCATCTTCTGCTGCTTTCTTTGTATCTTCGCTCACAATCTCACCCCGCCTTCGCTCCTTCCTCACGTAAAAATATCATGTGTTTTGTCCTAATTTGACAAAATCACTCATCTTCTTCATCTACCCTTACAATACGTACGCCGAGCCGCTTGCCCGGATTACGCACTTTATTGTTGCCGGTATTGTATATCATGCTCCACACCTGGCGGCCAGACATGCCAAGCATATCCGCTAATGCACGTGGTGTTCTCGCCTGGGCTATGGGGAATTCATATTCATCTGCTGTTACGGCTATATATAACAATGTCCTCACCTCCTACGAGCATAAAAAAAGAACCGGCTTGCGCCGGTCCATGGATTTATATGCAACTAAAAAAGATACCACATCGCAAAGACGTGGTATCTTTTTACAGGTGCCCGGATTGACCACCGGGGTCTCACATTGCTGTGTGTTCTCCTTCCTAAACTACTGCCTGTTGATAGGTAAATACCGACGATTTGAACGCGGACCTTTCATTTCTGACTATTCTCCCAGACTTAAACTATACTTACCTGCTACGATTATGCCATATCTTTTTAACGTTATCAAGCAACTTTTGTTCCGAACTGTTTAACGGCTCATGGGGTTTTTCTGAATCTTCTGTGTGAAAATAACCATGATGAACATGCCATTCACCAGTTCTTTTATCCTTCTCGATAACCTTATTTCTTTTATTTTTCTCACCCATTTGTACTATCCGAACAATGTCTTCGCCGCCAACCTGCACATACATACGCCCTTTGGTCATTGTCTCCATTAATGGCTCATAATTTTTTCCGACATTAGTTACAAATTTTATGTTTTCATGTTCTAATAGCGTTTTATATTGACTGCCATACTTATTTCCTTTCTCACTTATCCCGCTGCTTGCACCACGGCCGCCAAAAAACTGTAAATTCATTTCTACCATTGTGCCGCCTCCGCTTCATGAAACTTCTCACAAAATGACTTGATTCTTACTATATTGCCTTTACATTCATCCGGCACCCTGCCATAGAATATAATCTTTTCAGGCTGTAACCGTTCAACCATTGCCTCATATCCTTCCATGAACAGCCTTTTCATTTCCATGCTGTTCTGGGTGCCTATTGCTGATACTGCAACAGTACTGTTCACTGGTTCGCCGTCAAAACACCATTCATATGATGCTCTGTCACTCCAGCATATTGTCGGGATGACTTTGATACCATACTGCTGCCAATATGCCGCAAGCCAATGCTTTCTGTAATGGTTGTATATCTGCGTTGCAAGAGGGAAATCTGCATATAGTGAATAATCCGGTGACATTACATATGCGAATTCCGACAGCACCTCTGTGTACCTGTCTACATTTGTCCAAACTCTGTTAAACTGATAATCATCTAAAAAGAAATGTACTCCTTTAGCTGCCCTGTTTCCCGCCCGCAATGCGTAATTAAATCCTATCCATTCACATGCATCATATTGAACCGGTGCAATTACCGGGATCTGATATCTGCCTGCTCCTCTAAATATTGTCTTCTGTAGGTTCTCATAATTCTGTGTACTCTTGTATGCCATCTGTTTTCTCCTTTTTAGGTATGAAAAAAGCACCGGCACATTGCCGATGCTCTTTCAGGGGAGGTATTAATGCTTTTGGGACTACATCTAGTTTACATATTAACACATTTAAAACGGACAAAACGGACAACTTTGGTATTTTTTTATTTTTCCCGTATATCCGATGTATCAAGTATTATCTTCTGCTGCCCTCCTACTTCAAATGCAAGTGTACAGTCCAAAAAATCTGATATCTTTATTAGATCCTCTGCTGAAAAGCTTCCCCTGTTAAGCTTGTTCTGCATTGACTGTGGGGATATTCCGAGATACTTTGCAAGTTCTATGTTCTTCTTTCCTCTGATTGACAACAGGGCTTTTACCTTATCAGTTACCAACTTTATGCACCTACTTTCTCCCTGCCATACTCATAAAGCGTATCACTCGGCAGGTCAATGTAATCATTCCAGTATATACATGTTCTGCTCTCGTCAAGCTGTACATTCCTGAATAAGCCGGGAATATCTCTCAGTGCTCCATATCCCGGAAGCGTATCTATATCCTCATTCATGTCATAAACAACCTCACGTCCATCATCAAAAGCAATCTGTAACTGATAATTGTCCATAGGCTCTATGCTCTTAATTCTAATCATTGAATGCACCTTCTTTCCGGATTGTCAGAAGCTCTCTCCTAAAGCGGAGGGAGCTTTCTGATTATTTGGTTTTCCCACATGTCCTATAATTCATCCTGATGAAGATTCAGCCACTCTTTCACAAGTTCCTGCGCCTTCCTCGGAAGGTCTCCGTCTATCATCTCCATTGTCTTGAGGTTGAATACTCCAAGGTATTCTCCATACAGCGCATGTATATGGCTTGATTAGTGTTCTTTGGGCTTGAAGAACATCTTAATAACTATCCCATAAAATCTGCTTATCTCCGGCATATGTCTGACCTCCGTTTTTATCTGTATATATAATAACATACTCAAAAACGTGTGCCAATGATAACATACTTAAAAAGGTGTATTTTATAACTAAAATTATGAACAAGCATTATTAAGGAAGCGGTCAACCATCTTCCTGCATCCGTCCGCCGTGTTATTGCCTCCCATCCTGTCAGCAACCTGAACCCAGCTCATATTCTCTATATATCTGTACACAATCATCTGCCGGAGTCTGCTGTCAGCAAGCTCACTCAAGAAATGTTCGACCTGCGTCTCAAGCTCTGCAAGCTTCTCATCCCTGTCAATCAACTGCTGCCGCCTCACTCTCAGTAACGTCTTCCGGTGGCTGTAATCGCTGTACGGGAAGCCCTCTATCGTGTAATGGTGCATGTTGCCCTCACCGCCCCGGACTGTGTCTTTGACGCTGTATCCGCTCTTCTCCATACGGTCTATCTGCCTTTCCAATGCCATGACCTTATCTGCTATGTACTCACGCTCTTTCTTGATTGCTGTGTACTGGTCTAAAGCCTCTTTTAAACTCATTGCCCCTCCTAGTCTGCTACAGGCTTAACAAGATGTTTTTCTTCAACAAATGCCCTGAGCTGCTTCTTGGATACGCCAAGCTCTCCGGCCGTCTGTGTAAGGTTGAACGGTCCATCTGTGTACAGCTCACGTATCTGCGGTATGTCTGCTTCCGTGAGCTGTCTGTCACTGTGCTGTGTGTACAGCTTTACGTTAATCTTATTGGTCTTGCAGAAGTTATCTACTGTCTTGGTTGTCTTGTAGCCGTATCTGTCTGCTATGTCCTGGGTGCTGTATCCGTCTTTCAGAAGCTGGAGGACCGTGCCTTTATCCATCCTGCTCTTGCGCTCCTGCGGCTGATTATTTTTCTTAACGGTCTGTACTGCTGCCTCATCCTCACCTGCTGCCGTGTCAGCTTCCGGCTCTTCTGCATCTTCCGCTGCATCATCATGCGTGCCTGCCGGCTGTGTATATTCTGCTGCTGCCGGCTTCTTTCCTGCATTCTGTACCGCTTCAAGTGCCGCTGCTGCCTCGTCAATATTGCCCTTGATCATGCAGCGCATGTTATAGAGTACGTCCGCCCTCTGCTCAACCGTGAGCGCTGATGATGTGTCCACAAGGTTGCCGTCCTCCTGAAGCAGGGACACCTCCGCATTATCCATTACCTTCAGCACAGCATTGCAACTGTCAATCCTGCCTATCTGCTCATAGATTCCATTTACCACCTGCTTTGCCCCGTCAATCACTTCGTTAATCTCTCTCATTGTCTTCCTCCTCTGATTTCTGCATTATCTGATAAGACTTAACGCACTCGTTAAGTCCTACGTTCTTGTTAAGCTTCTCCTGTGCCCTGTTAAATGCTTCCTCATCTGCCCGGTAGACATCAACAAGCCTGTTGAACTCCCTGAGGTAATCAAGTACCACGCTTGGCGGCATGTGCATATAGTCAGCCATTGCCGTTGCACTTGCTGTTGCTACAAACATAAGCTCTTTGCTGCACATTGTTCTTGCAACCGCTGTAAGCTCTCTTGCATCAACACCTCTTACGCTGTTATGTGCGCCTCTGTACTTAACTTCACGCTCAAGGGCTTCTATGCCGCCTTTTTGTGCAACACGGAGCGCAAACTCTATGCCGGCATTGTAATCAGCCATTTTCCTGTCCATTGTGTCCCTCCTGTTTTTCTGAATAATTAACTCTAATCTGTACAACCTATTCCTGAAAGGATGGTGCATATTATGTGTGATAAAAAAATTACTGATTCTTACGATGACGGGAATATTCCGGATACAGATCTTCCCGGCGGTGAAGATTCAAGCAAAACCAGCTCCGTTAAAAAAGCTGAGCCGCTTCCTGAATCATCACGTTCCCGTAAGGACGGACCCGGAGGGGATTAATTCCCCTTCAGTGTCTCTGTCTGCAGTTTCCTTTCTATAACCGGTATCAGCATTCTGGCCGCCATTCTCATATGTATACCGGTAGGTGCATTTGCAATCTTATAAATCATGTCCACATACACCTGCTCTGCTGTCAAATCCTTTGCGTATTCTTCTGCCTGTTCCTGCGTTTTCTGCACAATTGGCACATCTTTACACTTTTCTGAAATCATGTGTATAAGTTCTACAGCTCTGCTTGTAAATACAATGCTGTTATCATTCTGCACAATAGGCTCATTTAAGAGTTCACAGATTAAATCATCCATATCCTTTTTACTGCTCCTTTGTGGTTATATATTTTTTCAGCTCTTCTTCTACTTTTTTTATTTCACACAAGCCAATTCCGATGTTATGTCCCATGTTTAAGCTGCATTGCTGGCAGTCACCTCCATTACAGTCACGTGTTGTTGCCAGTTCGTAGCAGTTCTTATAGTCTTCTATTATTTTGCTGTCAATCAGCACATTAAGGCTTGCGTGCCTGCATATTTCTATCTTTATTCCGTATGGTTGTACTGCTGCCATTATGTTTCCTCCATCTTTTTTTCATATAGTTCATGCGTTCCATCGAGAAGCTGCTGCTCTGATTCTTCCAGGGTAAATCCGTAGTACTCAAGGATGTCGTATGCTCTTTTAAGGTTATTTGCCACATTGGCACTTATCTGCATATTATAGTCATAAATATTTCCTGAGTTATCTATTGCATAATTAAGCATTATCAGCATCTGGTTAAATACACTTAATTCTTTTACCTTACTTTCTGCCGCCTCTTTTTCCTCTGAAGTGCATTCATAATCCGATTTATCTGTGAAAAAACGCTGCATATTTGACATACTTATATAAATTTTCAACTGTACAAGTGTCTTCCAGATTTCATCCTGTATTTTGTCGGATGCCCCTATCTTTGACATTCTTTTTGATATCAGGCTCATGATAAAATCTCTTTTTCTTGTATTAAGCGCTTTCATAATTGCATCTATCTGCTTGCTTTTAGCCCTTTTTTCTTTTTGCTTTCTGTCATAATCCGTTTGAGGTTTTTTGGGGGCTTTTTTAATTACTTCAATATTTCTGAATCTTCTTAAGTACATCATCTCGTCTCTGTTGTCTTTTGGCATATTGAGTCTTTTTGGAATATCCCCATCCAGATTGAATGTCTTGACAGTTTCCCACTTGCCTGAATACAATTCTTTTTGCGCGCTTTCAGGAGCTTTATTCAGTCCTGCTGCAATGAGAAGCTCACATATCACCTTTGCTTTTTCATCTCTTTCAGCTTCCTCTACTGCGAGCCTTGCTTTCCACGCAATCTGCTTTGAATCTGATGATTCTTTTAATATCCTGTTTCTTGTTTTTATGTCTTTGACTTTTTCAAGCACATACAGGTCATTAAGGTTAAGCTGAAAATAACTGTCCTGCTCTTTCTTTTTCAGTTCATTCATGTCAAGCTTTGCAATATTGAGTCTGTGCCGTATCGTCGTCCTGCTGAATCCGGTCTTTTCTGCAATCTGCTCCTCTGTATCTCCGAGGTCAAGCATCATCTGAAAGCCTTGCGCCTGCTCCCAAATCGTCAAATCGTTACGCTGCATATTTTCCTCAAGCATGATTCCGACCTGCTCTTTCCTTGAAATCCTGCTTACGATTCTGCAAGGCACCTCTGTCAGACCTGCCATTTTTGATGCTGCAAGTCTTCTGTGCCCAATCAGCACGTAAAAATCACTTTTTGTTGATATGTTATCAGCATCACACTGTTCTTCAGGTTCACTATTTAATGAACTTATTGGCATTACAGTAAGATTCTGCATTATACCGCTTTTTTTGATTGATTCTGACAGCTCCGTCAGGTCTCCAAGGTCTTTTCTTGGATTATCCGGATGCTGGTATATATTATTTATGTTTATGTATTTTATCGTATCATTCAATTTATTCTACCTCCTGTCTATATCTGCTTTCCGGTCAAATCCACGCCGACGCATGCATCAAGCATCCTCGCTGCCGCACTGTCCGCTTCAGGAATGACGTTGTTTAATGAGATTGCACATATCTCATTGCGCCACAGAAATCCTACATGCCCCTGTGAACTTATAGTCGTTGCAAATGGTCCCTCAGGTGATGATTCCTTGTCTATGTCAAATTCCTTCAGGCCTTTTAACTCGACAAGGAACTGCTTTACGTACTGTACCGAATGCAGGTCTTCACTCTGCAGCACCTGCAGGCCTGCGAATGATGCTTTTGTCGTGTTATATTTATTCTTAAAAACCAGCGCCTTATCGTCCATGATGTTCATCCATTCCGGGAATATCATTATCTGATTGCCGTTTTTATTCATAGTCCAGCTCTCATTAAGTGCCGGCAGTACTCCTAACACTTCATACAGCACAGCTTTGGTCTTGTTCGGGATGTAGTCTGCTGCCATGTTGATTATCCACTCGTGGCCGGCAATCATAAGAAACTCCTCGTCGTCAAGTATTGACATTCGTGCTACCCTTACGCCGTTTACTGATTTGAACTCGTCATTTAATACTTTTTTGAATACCGTATTATTTATAAACATACTGCTGCCGCCTCACATCCATACCTGCAGGATGACCTTGTCATCATCTGCTCCGGGAGCAAACGGAATCATTCCCGGAAAACTCTTCATCAAGTCTTCTGTTATTTCCTCCAATTTTTTGCGGAGGATATAGCAGTTCGTAGGCGTATTCATGTTAAACAGCCTTGCAGTGTGAAATCCCGGATGGTCTTTTGTTGTTGTGTCGTAAACAACTATAACCGGGTGCTTTATGCCTGACACATCTGTCCTTGTAAATGTCCCGACATTTATATCCTCAGGAATGTCAACATTCTGATGTCTGTAACGCTCATTCTGCAGCTCTTTCACGAGCTTCATTACATTGTCCATGTGGTGCTCCTTTCAAAAATTCTCTCGAAAATCGTATGTAGTCTGTCCATATGCTTACAGGAAGCTTCTCTCTTTCCTGTTTTATTTTTTCGGCTGCTGCCATTTTTGCCTGTTCTGCTTCAAGTGCTTCTTCTTCTTTTGTTACCCTCTCAATCCGGTACCGCATTTTGTATAAAAGCCCGTTTGCGGCATATGTCGGCACTATGTTGTTATCAGTTCCAAGCTTCAGCTTAATCTCTCTGCTGCTGAATACTCCAACAAGCTTGTCGTTGTCAAAAAGTCTGTATTTTCTGCTCATATTGAATAAATGTGGGGCTCCTGACGTACCTCATCCCCTGCTCCTTTCATTTTTCCTCATCTTCCTCATTCAGGAACATAAATCCCGGCGGCGGCTCATTGTCAGTTTTTGGCTTAAAGACTAAATGCGGGAGGCTGTCCGGCTGCTGCCGTTGTTTCATATCCGGCGTTTCTGATTTGATAAAATTCCGGCCAAAAATCGCCATCCACTCGTCCATGCTGTGTGTCTTTAAGAACGCTCTCTGTGCATCCTCCTCAAGCTGCTGCCGCAGTTCTTTATTGTGATGCACAGACTCTTTTCCCTCGGTATGATGCCACAGGCACAAATAAACCTTAAGTCCATATTTCTCTGAAAGCTTTCTATTTGCCCTGCCAAAAATAACGTGATGTTCCTGCAAATTCTCCTGGCGCTCATAATTGCCATACAGCTTTGCACACAGATAGCAGTAGCCATCTGCCTTGTGCTGCATTATGCTTCTCACAGCAATTCAATCTTTGAGACAGAAACTTCGTATGCCGTGCGGAGCTCCGATTCTGTCTCACTGATTTTCTTGCTGTACTGGCGGCTCTGGAATCTTCCCTGAATCACAATGTTCGATCCGACTGCAAGGTCTGCGGCATAGCGTGCGTTTCGTCCCCATGTGATGCATGGGATATAATCCGACTTTCCATAAGACCTGTCTACCGCTACGAGAATATCCGCAATTTCTCTTCCAAGTGGAGTCGTTCTGTATATTGGCTCCTTGCAGATAAATCCGTTAAGGATTACATCATTTTCATTTCTGAATGGTTCATCTGTATCAAGCAGATGTGCTTCAAGTGCGAAGATACTTAAAACAAGCTTTGAACCGCCTCCGGTATGATTGTTAAATGAGCGGAGCTGCCCGGTGACTTCAAGAAGTCCGCCTGCCAGATTAAAGCTTACATCAATAAGTCTGTCTGAAATTATGATTGGAATGACGTCATAATTTTCTGAGGTGCGAGGTACCTTGAGATATGTTCTGTAGAATCCTTCCCCGAATACGCTGTGACTTAATGTGAAGTCTTCTGTGACCTCTCCTGTTACTTTTACGATGTTATTTACTTCGTTTTTCATTACTTTCGTTCTTCTTTTTTGTGAATTGTGTATCAAGCCTCCTGACTTCATCATGGAGGCAGTTTCTGTATTTATGATGTTCTTCCGTGGCAGTAGCTGCCGCCACACGCTCTGATATCTGCTGCCATTCTTGTGCATTGGCAACAGGTGCCTTTTTTGCGGTTGTAAAGCCGTTTGCACGCCATTTCGGAAGATACTCGTTGACTGCTGCATTGAAATAGCTGCATGGAGTGTAAAAAATTACGTCGCATTTAGTCTTTAAGCGGTTTACCGCCTCTGCTGCCGCAATGACATACGATGTGTTCTCCGAGCAGTCATGTACATGCGTGGCTTTTGTTAGTGTGACAGGATCCTTTCCGGCTTCAACGTACGCTTCCATCACAAATTCATATGTGCCGGTGTGCTTTCGCGGTCCTCGCAGCGTGCTTTCGATATAAACCCTGACCTGCATCCTCTTCTCCTTTCCTCAGTAGTTTTTTCAATTTATACTCGATGTAATGGATATAGCTGTACCCGGTATACGGATTAATACCAATACGAATCGTATTTTTGTCAATATAGTATCCCGGCTTTGGCTTCGGACCGTTCTCAACGATTTTTCTGACTGTTCTTCTTGAGTATGTCTTCTTGACAGGCTCCGGTCTGACCAGGTTGCGTGAGCAGCCGTATTTAATAAGCTTCCCCCGGTCTGCTGTATCAAACATTGAAAGCTGCCCTTCTATTTCCTCCGGCTCCTTTACGATGTACTCAGCAAGACTCTGAAATCCTCCGGCATCATATGTGCTTGTCCAGTTGACACGTCCGTGGGTCCACAATTTTTGAATGATGACATCTGCATCGGGCACACGGTTGACTAAAATGTGCGTATGTATTCCGCCCTGACTTCCAAGCTCAATTCTGTATACAAATTTGAGTTGAAATTCAATCTTTTTGTAACTTCTGCGCAGCTTTACGAGAAACTTACGGAGGTCATCCTGCACCTCGTCAACACTTTTTCTCGTGCCTGCAGGATATTTTAGCGTGCACCACAGGTCACCCGCTTCAAAGTTTGCCTTGATGAGTCTCCTCATCTTGTTTTCCCTGTTGCGCTGATTCTGCTTTTTAATCTGTTCAGGAGTTGCCTTTTTCTTTTTTGACCTCTTCTCTCCTTTTGCACCATAGTTACCTGCGTATATGATATCTATCTCATTGCTGTTGTTGAATTGCCATTCATATTGTGTATATGCCATGCCGTTGTCCTAACCTAACTTTAATATACTTATATAGTTATAAAAATGAGCCGCCCGGCCCCATGTTTATTGACTTTGCAGCCCCAAAATGGTATAATATACGTTGTAGGTGGTTTCCATTTTGGAACTGCGGCTGATGCATTTTGCCGGATGCGTCAGCCTTTTTTTATCGGCACTCTCATCGGAGGCTCGATATCATATGTTCTTCCTGAAATGATGCACTTTTCGTAAGCAAGCAGTACGTACTCATCCTTGAACAATCCGTCAGTGACATCACTCTCAACGTCACCGTGTACACCAAAAACCTCCTCACGGACTGTATTTGGCACTTCGCAGAACACAGCAACACGCACTGCGGTGTCATAGCAGAACTTTGCACGGTACCAGTCCTGTGTCTTTACCGCTTCCATGAACCTTTCAGCGGTTAAGTACAGCTTGTCTACAATCTCGTCACTGCTTAACATCCATGTCTTCCTCCTTTGCATCAATGTATTCCTCCGGGCATTTGATATGCTCTTTCCAGATACTTCTAAAAGTGACACTTTTATATTTAAATTCAAATACAAATGGGAAATCATCATAATTGGGTTCATATCTTTCATGCACCTTAACTCCGAGCATGTGCGCAAGCTTATATATACCTTCAAAAACAAGGACTCTTTTTTCATCGACGCCCGTTACTTCCATGCTGATTCCGCGCATCTCACCGGCGAGTTTTTCAAGCATCAGCAGTTCAGTCACAAACTGTCCTGCCCACACGCTTATGTCACGTTTTTCCTCGTCTTCAGTTCTTACCGTTAATTCTGTTGTTTCTGTTGATTCCATACCTTTTCCTCCTGTTTTTTATTCCTTGCATGTGCTGAAATAATGCTCTCCAACCTGCTCCCATGCCTGTCCGTACTCTGAATACCCTTCAGAAGTAAAGTACAGTACATCCTCGTTGCACCGGTGCATAAGTTCCGCCGCTATTGCGTCATACGTCTCCTGTGTAGGCTCTGCCCTGAACGCCGCCCCGTCCCATATGGTGCTGAATGCATTCGGCTGAAGCAACACCCTGGCAATGCTGTCCGGGAACTCATTACTGTCAACCCGGTTAAGGATGACATCAGCCACAAGCTGCTTGCCGTAGTATCCCTGATTAGCCGCCTCAGCTTCAATAACAAGCGCCATAAGCTCAAGTGTATCTCCCGGCACGCTCTCCACCATGTCTGTGTGGCTGTCCATTGGCATGTCCTCTTCCGGAGCGGACATACCGCTCTCATATGCAATGCTCACAGTCTCCCTGTACGGCTGTGCCGGCTGTATGTATACCGGAGTGTTCGCCGCTATGTACTGGTGCTGTATAAATGCTCCTGTGAGCATTGCCGCCGCTGTAATTGCAACTGTTTTAACCTGCATTCTTTTTCTCCTCTTTCGGAGCGGGCTTAATGCGTACATTTGCCGCCTCTGTTCCATTCTGTAAGCACCGGAGCTTTATCAATGTTTCGATAATATCTTTTTGTGTCGGTCGTCCCATATCAAATCGCCTCCTAGTCATTCTGCTGTATCCTATGCGGTACAGCGTGTCTGTGTTACTCGCCATACAAAGCATCCGAAAGTCTTATATTGCCAACTTGACAACTTTGATAACTTCCGCTTAAATCAATTCTTGCGCTTGCTTCCACCAATGCTGCAAGCGCCTGTACCTCCTGATATGTTGTGCCACTCTCCTGTATGTCCTTGCAGATTCCGATTATCGTTTTATTCTATTCTGATACCATTTGAATTCTCTGCTCTTCAAGATTTTTGCAGCTCTCCATGCCATTTACCCTCCTTCCTGATTTATAATTTGTATGCAATATATTGTATTTTTTATTTATTCAATATCAATATGTTGTATTTTCTCGTTGACATATCAATATTTGTGGATTATAATTCTTTTTGAACATTTGTTCTTGTAAAGTTTACTGTGTGTGCCACCTTATATAGAATGGAGGCTTATTATGGCAAAAAGAATTAGCGTTACTCATGAAACCTCAACGGGAAGAAATACCAACTTCCATGACAATTACACAGGTGTCGATATGACACGCGCTCAATTTGTCCGTCAGATAAATAACGGCAATTATGAAAACTATCATGTTAGAAATATCAACGGTGTTCAGACTCCGGTTTCCAACCCAGATAGTTCACGTAACAACAACCTTGGCTAATCTTCAACCGGCACACACACAACTTTGCAGCTTTCTTCTTCGATAATATCTTCGTCCGTGATACTTGCGATCAAATTACCATTACCGTCTGTTACAAGGATTTCCGCATACTCTTCATTTCCAATTCTCATATATCGTCAGCTCCCTTCATGTACAACTCTGTCACATCTACACCCAATGCATTAGCAATCCGTAAAACATCCACATCTTTGGCAATTTTCCTGCCATTTACTATTGCACTGAACTGCTGCTCTGAATATCCTGCTCTCTTTGCAACTGCGCTTTGCTTAAGTCCTCTTGCATTGATAATTCTTTTTACATTCGGAGCTACAATTGTATTAAAATGCATCCTCTCATCTCCCTTCTTCTGTCTCGAACAGATAGTCTAATGTACACTTTGCTCCTATGGCTTTTTTAATTTCTACACACTCAGCTAATGTCAGTGGTGCTTTACCATTTAGCTTGAGACTTAATGTCGTTGGAGTTTTGTGTAACTGATGTGCTAGTGTTGTCCTTGTTATTTTCTTACGCGCCAATTCAGCATCTAAATTTGGATACACCTCTCTACCTCCTTTTTTATCACGATTTTTCGTGGTTTATGTTTAGTATACTCGATTTTTCGATACTGTCAAGATTTTTTTACTAATTTTCGAGAATAGTATTTTTAATTATTGAATTATATATTGATTTTTCGAGATTATTATTGTATTATAATTTCACAAGGAGGTCAGAGATATGGAGGAAACAGAATTAAAATTAAAAGAATTAATTATATCCAAATACGGAAGCTTAAAAAAATTCTGTGAAAAAATAGATATGCCTTGGACAACTTTGGACAGCATATTAAAAAGAGGTATTTCCAATTCAAATATTACCAATGTACTAAAAATCACAAGAGAATTGGGACTTGATACCGAGAGCTTAGCTAGTGGCAAAATAATTAATTCTTATTCAGAGCCTCATAATATCGCTGCACACTTTGACGGAGATGAATACACTGAAGAAGAACTTGACAAAATTAAAGAATTTGCGGCATTCGTCAAGGCAAGCCGTAAGTAACTATTAACTTACAATTACTATCAGAAAGGGGGAATACGATGCTTTCAAAGTATGAACAGCTGCTTGACAAGGCTGACAAGAATAATGTCGCCGTGTATGAGAACTGGGACTTCGGAGATACGCGCCTCAAAGGTTTGTATTGTGATGGAGCTGTTGCTTTAGACAAGCGGCTTGAGACTGATGCTGACAAGATATCCATACTGTCTGAAGAACTTGGACACCATGAGACAGCCGCAGGTAATATCATTGATTTGCGTTGCGAAAGCAATCGCAAGCAGGAATATGCCGCACGTATGTGGGCGTACAATGAAGTTGTTGGTCTTCGCGGCATAATTGATTGCCACAACGCCTGCTGCCATAATCTTTTTGAAATGGCTGAGTATCTGCAAGTAAGTGAAACATTTCTCACTGAAGCTCTCGACGCTTACAATCTGAAATATGGTGCATACACAGAAGTTGACAATTACATAATCGTATTTGAACCGAGCCTGACAGTTATTGAAAAAACTTTTTGAAAGGATTTAATAAATGAGAAAAAAGTTATTAGCTTTATCAGGTGTTGTAGTTCTTACATTAACAGGATGTTCATCTTCCAATTCAGCAGTTGGATCACCAACTAGTGTGCAGTCTCAGGCAAATCAAATAACTCAGTCAGCTCATCCAACTGCTGAGACAATGCAATCTCAGATTGATGTTGAGGTTAGCCGAATGCAGAATGAAATTCAAAGTGAAATTAATAAAATCGCCAATGATAATCCAGCTCAGGCTGTAACAGGCTCATTAAATGATGTATGCAAATATCTTGAATCAAAGGGTATTGTATCTGGTACTCAGACAGCGATGGCTGGACAGATGATTGGTGCTATAAGTGGTGTAAAGTATTCTGCGCAGGGTATCGAAATATACGAATATGATACAACTTCAGAAAAATATAAGAACTTGGTAGATACCAACGCTGTAGTTCTTGATGGTTTTAACATGACGCTTACCGCCTCCGCTATTAATGGCAAATACGTTATGTTTGGCGGTGATGACAATGCAATATCTGTCTTTAAAGATATGAGATAGCTCATAATATGTACATAATACAGAAATTATTAGATATGTGCAGGATTCGTGATTATGACAATGAAACGGCATCATCAAAAAATAGTGATATTATAATCTCTATTGAACGTCACCAACACAAATCTCATTCGTCAACTTTTACGCATGATGATTATGTCCGAATACGCAGATATTGGAAGTGTATTCCACCACAATTTTGCACAAGGAATTATATTGATGCAACACCTGAGGAGTACCTGCTATATGGTAAAACATTGCTACTTAATGCCTACCAAAGGTGTGCTCCCCTTCCTAACGGATATTGTTGTTATTTTTATGAGGAATGTAAGCTCTCCAATCCTGCCGGCATTCATAAAGATTTGATTAAACAAGGCTATTTTACAAATCCATCTGTCAGTGAACTCTTGTGGTCTTATACAGTAAAAGAACTCAAGCCGATTGCAAAAAGCCTTGGTTGTAAATGCAGCGGATTAAAAAAAGATATCATTAACAATATTATTGCTAATATGCCGTTGGAGCAACAGCAGTTGCTTATTAACAATTCTGATTGCTATATCATTAGTGACAAAGGCAGACGTTTTCTTGAATATAACAGTGATTATGTAGAATTACACAGGAATTTTAAACTGATGATATCATTAAGTGAGTTGAATCGTGTCCGTATTAAAAATGGCACAAGACAGCCATTTACGGACTCTGCCCTTGAAATTATTTCATCACACATAGAAGAAGATTGCATTATACATAACTTTACAAATATGATTTTCGACACATCTGCGCTATATAACATATTGTTAAAGCAATCAGATTATAACAGGGCTGCAATTGCCTATCTTAAATTCTTGTATTTAAAAAGCTGTTGCTCTTTTTCAATTGACTTATTTAACAATGATTTACCTGTCTACCCTGTAGACACTGCACCTATCTTCAGTAGTTATTGTGCTGTAGAAATTGTAAGATTGTCCCACTTCATTAATGACAGGTTGATTATTGAGACTTACAATACTGATAGTCTACCACCGAGTTTGCTTACATTACAAGAATTCACTAATATGATTCATGACATGCTTGAACAGCCTGTATTTGATTATGATGTTTACAACAACATTATATATCAACGTCTGAAATATCTAGCAGTAATAGATTACAACTCAGTTTAATTAAAAAAAACCGCCCTACTCTACCAAAGCAAGGCGGCCAAGCTCTCGATGATACGAAAGCCCCAAACAAGCATATTGTATCATCCCGAGCAGCCAAACGCAAGCGGAACTGCAGTTCTTTGCTGGCTGTATTTTTTATACTCATTTTTCATATTCTTAAAAAGGATGGTGATGCAATATGATTAGATGTGCTCTATATGACAGAGTTTCAACCGACCTGCAGGCAGAATATGGCCGCAGTCTTGAGACACAGATTGCAGCTCTTACAGAATACGCAAGACAGCATGGCTATCAGATTGTCGGTGTATATACGGATGAAGCGCTTACGGCACGTAAAAATATGAAAAACCGGCACGCTCTTCTCCGGCTCCTGGATGATGTAAGGAGGGATAAGATAGACTTAATCCTTGTAACCAAGCTCGACAGGTGGTTCCGTAATGTCAAAGACTATCATAATACACAGTCGATTCTTGAAGCTCATGGCTGTAACTGGAAGACTATTTTTGAAGATTATGATACTTCAACACCGGATGGACAGCTCAAGATTAATATTATGCTTGCAGTTGCTCAGAATGAATGTGACAGGACCTCAGCACGAATAAAAGATGTTTTCCGTCACAAGATTGCCAATGGGGAATGGCTTGGCGGCAAGCCCCCATTTGGTTATATGTGTGATGAAACACATCATCTGATAAAGAACCCTCAGACCGCACCAATGGTTGAAGATATGTTCAGTTATTATTTCACGGTCTATTCAAAAAATCAGGCTGTAGAATATGCATTGCGCAAATACGGAGATTCTGTTCCGGCCGGCAGTAATCTGCAGAAGATGTTCAGCCGTGAGATATATACAGGATACCGCAATGGTGTTCAGATATGTGAACCATTCCTGTCCAAAGAGCAGTTTAATACAATAAGCCGTATATCTGAATCACGGATTAATATTGTCAAAGATGATCCTTTTCTCTTCTCCTCCATGATCATATGTCCACACTGCCACCAGAAGCTTTGTGGACGCAGGGCCAAGAAGGTTAAGCCATCAGGCAAGGTTTACAAATATAAGACTTATAACTGCTGCAGCAAATACGTACCGGACCACCGGAGGCCTCTGATATATGAATCAACTGTCGAAAGATATCTCATGGAGCATATTGTAACAGACCTTGAAGCCCAGATTGAATTTACCGAGCATGAAGACCATGCCATTATGCCGATACAGGATGTCAAAAAGCTTAAGGCTGAGCTTACCCGCCTTAATACGATGTACCAGAAGGGGCGTGTTACTGATGTATACTATGATTCAGAATACGAACGTATTACACAGCTTATTAATTCACAGGATGCCACATCATCTTCTTTGCTGGAACACATGGATTATTTTAAGGGAAATTGGATTGATTTATATAATTCCCTCAGCCGCCCTAATAAAAAAGCGTTCTGGAAGAAGTACATAGAAGCCATATATCTCGATGAGCACACGCATAAGATATCCGGCATTAAGTTCTTATAGATTAGTGGGTACAGAAAAATTACTTACACAGTTGAGTTTGAGCCGCATGCGACACTTCTGGAAAACGAAGGTGCAGGTTACGTTGTAAGCTCTCTTGGCATTGAGAGCGGATATGTACCATACACTGCATACTGTGCAAAAAAAAGTTATATTAAAAATCACCCGGAGATAATACAGTCATTTACAAATGCAATACAAAAGGGTATTAACTATGTAAATACACACACGCCGGAAGAAATTGCCACAGTTATCGCACCACAGTTTCCGGAGACCGAGTCCAAAGACCTTGTAAAGATAATTGACCGCTACAAGCATCAGGATTCCTGGAAAGATAACACTGTATTTTCAGAAGACAGCTTCAATCTGCTTCTCGATATTCTTGAGTCCTCAGGTGAACTCAAATCGCGTGTTCCTTATGAAGTACTCGTTAATACTGAATTCGCAGAACGTGCAAAATAACATTATGCTAAAAAAGACATCATACATGCGGTCAATAATTGATTAACTGCGCTGTATGATGTCTTTTAGATTCACATTATAAATTACATTTCTTCTAATATGCTCTTGGCACGTTCTAAGGAATCGATATGTACATAGATGGAATATTTGCGGTTGGATGATTTTGAAAAGAAGCCATGGTCACCCTTAGATCTTTCAAAATAGCTGATGTTATTCTTAAGAAGCAGCTTCTCAAGTCTATCCTTCTTTGCCTTATCAATTGAATCAATCAACATTACTTCCCTGTTGTCCATAATTCAAACCTTCCTTCTTGTTTTATATTATCGTATCATCCTTTCAATGTGCCTTACAAGCCGGAGCCATCATATCTTAGTAAAATGATTTTATTGATGATGAACCGAACATCTGACGATAGATATTATTATACATATCGTCAGAAAGCACATTCTTGAGGACTGATATATTCTTTATAACCTCCGAAGACACTTCGTTCTCCTGTGATGCAGTCATTCTTGATGCGTTAATTGCATTAGCAAAATCCGATGACCTGAAATCAAGTGAACTAATCTGCTTATAATCCGCCGAACCTGACATTGCAACATCTAATGATGTACCATCAATATTGCCATCCAGTGTTAATGAATTAATAACAAGTGAACCGCTTGATGCATCCATGCCCTTCATTGCAGCATCCATATACAGTCTGAGATACTGGTTGGATATATTGCCTGACTTAGGTGTAACCTTTACGTCAATCTTGATATTATCTCCGCTTGATGAAGCCATTGCATCCATATCAAGTTCGTCTGAGCCTATATTGACGTAGATGCAGTCATTCTTTTTCTCTCTGCCAAGGAGCTTAAGTTCTGCCTTAAATGCTGACCCCTTGTATGTTGTAATTGAATTAGTATCAAATGAAACTGACACGAGCTCTTTTTTATTGGTTATTGCAGCATTCACAACAAACTGTCCGAATCCGAGTTCTGCATTAGTGACTGCATTCTTACATGTATCCTTTGTGACATATCCTGATACGAATGCCAGATAAGGCTTAAGCGTATCATCATTAAATACATTCTCAATAACATTATTGGCAAAATTCTTGACATTCTGCTCTGTCACCGTTATCGCGAACTGTGTAGCTTTGACATCTCCCTGCTCGCCATTGAATGTTACCCTGCCAAGCTTATCATATGATAATTCATCGATAAATGAATCAACCGCACCGAATACATCTTTAACAACAGCCTGTATAATTCCCGAATAAGCAGAAATATTACTTGTTGAAGCAGCTTTGCCCATGTAGCTGAACATATCACTGTAGCTGATTCCGCTATCCCTGAATACATCATCTGTCTTCATATAGAATGACTTGCTGCAAAGTGCAGGAATACTAAAATATACATTATTAGTATCCATGTAAATCTTCATCTCAATCACCGAAGACTTACCGGTTCCCTGTGCGAGTCCCATCGTTCCTGCAATAACCTTATCTTCAGGTGACATCTGAAGATGCATGTTAAGCGTGTCTGCCTTAACATATGAAAGATAATCACTTCCGTTGACAGTTGCCCTGTCAATATGAAGCGAATATGTAAAATCATTCTTACCAGCAACCTGTGTTGATGCTAAGCTGCTATCTGACATAACTGTGTCAAATGATGTCTGGAGATTGCCTGCTGAGCTCTTAAGAGCTTCCTTAACCTGTTCTTCAGGGTTAATAATCATTGCAAGTGTTGATCTCATGCAGAATCCCGCAACACCAAGTGCAACTACTATAAGTGCAATTATCGCTGCAATAAGCGGAGCCTTACTCTTCTTAGGCTCCACATGTTTTCCTACCGGCGGCTGTACCGGCTGTGCACCATATCCGTTACCATTATTCTGCACCGGTCCAACGCTGTCACTCATACTTTTTGTAAGATCCACCGGTTCCTGCGGCATAAGCATATTGCCGCACTTTGGGCAGAACATTGCCCCTTGTTCTACTTCATTACCACACTTTGGACAAAACAT